GGCATAGGACATTTACCTGCATGGAACTACCCATTTACAGGATGACCGTGGACGAGGTGGATGAAGGGGTCCAATTCGTGGCCCTGACCGATATGCCCGCCATCGAACGGCCATTCCAAGCCTTCAGCAAAGCCAAGCAGAAGTTCACCGAAACAGGCGAACGGAGAGTGCTTACTGGCCCTCTCATGCTTGCTGATACGCCCATCTTTCGCAAGGACGAAACCTATGGCGAGTACTACGTCGTGTTTGACAAAGCCACCATCCGCAAAATCGTGCAGAAGTACTTTAAGCAAGGCAACCAGCACAACGTGAACGCTTACCACAACGCTGAACTGGACGGAGTGTTCATGTTCGAGAGTTACATCACCGACTCCGAGCGTGGTATCATGCCACCGAAAGGATACGAGGACACTCCTGATGGCTCTTGGTTCGGTTCCTTCAAAGTAGAGAACGACGAAGTTTGGGACAACCGCAACCTGTTCCGGGGTTTCTCCGTTGAAGGACTTTTTGGAATGGACAAGACCGAATCCGAACTGGAGGTCGCACTCGCTGGCCTCGCTGACGAATTAACCGCTTTTTTGCAACAATTAACCCCCACCTACAAATCCCACTAACTATGAATCTCAAAAACGCAATCGAATCCCTGCGAATTGAACTTCGCAAATTCAGCACCCAAAAGCAGTCCTTTGCCGACTACAAGTTGACCGATGGCACGGTTGTCCGTGTTGACGGGGACCTCGTTGCCGGGACTGCCGTTTACGTTGTAGCCGAGGACGGCACTCTCCCTGCTCCCGATGGCGAACACGTCGTTGAAGGCGTTGGCACGATCAAGACCGAAGGAGGCAAAATCGTTGAGGTCATCGCTGCCGAAGTAGCAACCCCGGTCATCGAGCCCTTGCCCGTTGCTGCTGAAATCACCCCCGAAGTGGCCGTTGAGGTTACCGAGGAGATCAAGGACGCTTATCCGCTTATGACCCCCGAAGTCGTTGAGGCCATCGTTGCCAAGCACCTCGCTGGCATCATGGAAGAACTCAAGGCTGCCTATGCCGAGATGGGAAAGATGAAAGAGAAAATGTCTGCATTCGCATCGCAGGTTGAAACCATGGCCGACATCGTTGAGAAGGTTTCCGAACTCCCAGCCGAAGCCCCCAAGGCCAGCGGTTCAGCAATCGTTGAGCAGCGTAAGGCTCAAGCATCGCAGAACTTCAACGCTCTCGCACAAGCACTCCAATCACTCAAAAAAAACTAAACCCCTAACCCCCCCCCACTAACCATGGCATACAATTTTGGCAATTTAGCCACCTACACCGACCAAGAGAGGCTCCCTCTCATCACCAAAGCGGTATTCTCCGCTCGTTCAGCAGCCCTGTTCACCAAGCAAGTTGGTGTCAAGTTTGCTGCTGCCCTCAACCTCATGGACACCGATGCAGTTCTGCAAGGCGGTGATACTTGCGGTTACACAAGTTCAGGCACAACCACATTCAGTCAGCGTGTCGTAACAGTTGGCCGTATGAAGGTCATGGAAACTTTGTGTCCTCGCGCCTTGGAGCAGTACTGGATGCAGACCCAGTTGACTGCTGGCTCAATGTACGATGGCGTTCCTTTCGAACAGGCGTTTGCCGAGCAGAAGGTTCTCCGTATCGCAGAAGCGTTGGAGAACGCAATTTGGAAGGGCAACGCTTACTTTTCAGGCGTTAACCAGTTGTTGAACGCTGCATCAGGTTCAACCATTAGCGGTAATACAGGAGCGGTTTCTGCGTCCGTTGGTATCACTACAAGCAACGCAATCGCCATCTTCGACGGCATCTACAACCAAATCCCACAGGCCATCTTAACCAAGACTGACCTCGTAATCTTCTGCGGTTGGGACAACTTCCGTACGTTGATTGGTGCGTTCAAATCAACCGCTAACGTCCTGTATAACCAAGTTGACTTGGCTGGCCTTGCTGACGGGGACATCATGTATCCCGGCACAAACGTCCGTGTCATTGCAGTCCCCGGCTTGACTGGAACAAACCGCATCGTTTCGTCTTACCTCGGTAACTTCGTTTACGCGACCGATTTGCTGTCCGACGAAGAGCAGTTTTCCATCTTTTATGCACGCGAAAACGACGAAATCCGGAGTATCGCAGCCTTCAAAGCAGGCGTGCAAATAGCGTGGCCAGACTTGGTTGTAGACTTCCGCTTGACCTAATGTGTAGGGGGGAGGGAAACCTCCCCCTGCTTTTTGTTCCTTGAAACTTAAAACCAAAACACACATATGTCCTGCTCCCTAACTACTGGCTACGCCCTCGGCTGCCGTGATTCCGTAGGTGGAATCAAAACAATTTACGTCCAATCCTTCATCCCAACGGGGTCCTGCAATGCCAACCTTTCAGGTGCGGTTACGGGCTTCACGGGGTACGCTTCGGGTGGGTTCTTTGAGTACGACTTGACCAAGGCCACTTCGTCTTTGACTGAAACCTTGAATGCGAGCATCGAGAACGGCTCAATCTACTACACCCCCGAAGTAACCTTCACCATCAACAAACTGCAAGTCGCAGTCCGCAACGAACTCCGTCTGCTGGTCCGCAACCGAGTCATCGTGATTGTCCAAGACAACAACAACCGCTACTGGTTGCTGGGCTCTGCCAACGGCTTGGAAGCAACCGCTGGAACCGCTGGAACTGGTACTGCCTTCGGGGACCGCAGCGGGTACGAGTTGACACTTACCGGGATGGAGCCTGACCCGATGTTCTCAATTGCATCCACAGTCTTTTCACCATCGACTGCGCAGATACTCGGCTCGTAGTATCTTTGGCTTAGGTTTTCATCATCTGAGGTTTGAGAGGGGCAGTCAGCAATGGCTGCCCTTCTTATTTTTACGGCCATGAAGATTTGCATCGTTTACAACGCCCATCCAACCGGGTGCAGTTATTACCGCCTTGAAATGCCGAACGCATACTTGGGCGACAACTACCCGGAGTTCGATTACGTGTGCGTGGAGAACATCACGACCATCAGCGACGAGGGGCTTCGTTCAATTGACCTGTTCCTGTTCAGCCGGCTTTGGTGTCAGGGAACCATGGAGCAAGTCGAAAATGTTTACAAAGCCCTGACCCAATACGGGGCGAAAGTCATCCTTGACTTGGACGATTACTGGGTCCTTGAGAGCGGCCACATCATGTACCGCCACTACCATCAAACCAAACTCGCAGAGGTCATCCGCAAGCACATCAAATTAGCCGATTGGGTTACCTGTACCACCGAGCATCTTGCTGCCCGCATACGGCCTCTAAATGCGAATGTGAGCATATTGCAGAACGAGCCTTACGAAGCCTACCAACAGTTCATCCCCAACCCCGAAGAAGAACCCGACAAGCACCTCGTCAAGTTCGGGTGGTTCGGTGGTGCGCAACACGGAGAGGACATGGAACTGCTCCGTGAGGGGATGCAGAAGTTACGCTGGGACGCAAACTTGGATGGCAAGTACAGGCTCTACCTCGGAGGGTGGAACGACAATAATCCTGTTTATGAAGGCTACGAAAAGATAATCAGCGACCAAGGGAACAACCCGAACTACGGACGCATTCAGGCTGCTGACATTTACTCGTATGTGGGAGGTTACAACTTCGTGAACGTAACCCTTGCACCGCTCCGGGACACCAAGTTCAACAAACTGAAGTCCGAGTTGAAGGTGGTTGAGGCAGGGTGGATGAATAAGGCCATCATCGCATCCGAAACCATCCCCTACACCGACGTAATTCGACACGGAGAGAACGGGTTCTTGGTTCCTTACAACAAACCCAAGGACTGGTACAAGTACATCAAGCAGTTGATCCTTGACCCCGACCTGCGGAAAGGATTGGCTGACAACCTCACACGGGACATCAAAAAGCAGTTCAACGTAGCCGAAACCGCCAAGAAGCGAGCCGAACTGTACAGGCAGATTGGGCGCAAATTGTGAAATTCGGGGGCATCGCACATTTACAAGCAGATGCTTTACCTGAACCCTGACACGACCAACACCCTGACGGTTACTTGGACCGAGCGAGCCAGCACGGG